TGTGAAAAAAGGAATGTTGAACGATGAAATAGCTAAACTTATTAAAAATTTAGGATTTAGTAAAGAAGTGCTAAGTGCTGATTCAGCTGAACAAAAAAGTATAGCTGAGATTAGAAAGCATGGTATAGGAAGAATTAAACCTGCAATCAAAGGTAAAGATAGCATTATGGCCGGAATTCAATTTATTAGTCAATTTGAAATTATAGTTGATGAACGATGTTTTAAAACTATTGAAGAATTAGATAACTATACATGGAAAAAAGATAAAAATACCGGCGAATACTATAACGAACCTGTAGATACATATAATCATTGCATAGATGCGCTTCGCTATTCTGTATGTAATTTAATTTTTAAAGATAAGAAAACTGAAAATAAAATAGATGATTTAACAAGGATTAGAAACATGTTCTAAGGAAGTGAACTGATGACGATTTACACCCAAGAAATTAACAACACAAAGTTCTCTAAAACAGCAAATAATGATTTTTTAATCAGTAATGTAGAACAGTTATTAAAAGAAGAAGTATTACTTAGTTTGATAAGTAAGCATAAAACTGAACAAGTACCAAGATTAGAAATGTTAGAAGATTATTATTTGAATAGGAATACAGATATTTTAACTGATAACCGAAGAATAAATGATTATAGTGATAAAGCTGACCATAGAGCAGTACATAATTATGCTAAGTATGTCACACGCTTTATAGTCGGTTATTTAACTGGTAATCCTATAACAATTACACATAAAGACGAAATCACAAATGAAAAATTAGTTGACCTTAATAAAATCAATGATGCAGATGCTACAAATAGTGATTTAGCTTTAAATCTATCTATTTATGGTCGAGCGTATGAAATTGTTTATAGAGATACTGATGATAAAGATACATTCAAATTATTAGATAGTAAAAGTACATTTGTTGTATATGACACTTCACTAGATAAAAATATGATAGCAGGTGTTAGATACTTTAATGTTAAAGATTTTGACAATACACCAATACAGAAAATTGAAATATATACAACAAATAAAATTTATTACATCGAAGTAAGAGGCGGTTCTTTCAATTCTATCGATGAAATACCTCATTACTATAATGATGTGCCAATCATTGAATATTTAAACGATCAATTTAAACAAGGTGACTTTGAAAATGTCATTTCTTTAATTGATTTGTATGATCAAGCACAATCAGATACTGCTAATTATATGACCGATTTAAATGATGCCATGTTAGCTATCGTTGGAAATATTGAAATAGATGGTGATGAAGCTAAGAAGTTTCGACAAGCTAATATGGTTCATGTCAAACCAAGTATCAATGTCAATGGTTCAGAAGGTAATGCAGATGTTAAGTACATTTATAAACAATATGATGTTAATGGCTCAGAAGCATATAAAACTAGATTACAAAAAGATATTCACAAATATACGAATACGCCTGATTTAAGCGATGAGAATTTCAGTGGAGTTCAATCTGGTGAATCAATGAAATATAAATTGTTTGGTTTAGAACAAGTTAGAGCTATTAAAGAACGTTTGTTTAAAAAAGGTTTAATGAAAAGATATAAACTATTATTCCATATTCTTAATTTAACTGGTGTACATAAGTATGATTATTCAACCATTGATATTACTTTTACTACTAATTTACCTAAGTCTTTAAATGAATCAATTGAAGCTTTTAATTCATTAAATGGTGGAGTATCTGAACAAACCAGATTGAAATTGTTACCAATTATTGATAATCCACTTGAAGAAATCAAGAAAATGGAAGATGAACAAAATAAGGTACAAAATAAGGTAAAAAAAAATTAGTGATAATTCATCATTTAAGGCACCATTTAGCCACGAAAATGAAATGACTGATATAAATGTCAGATAATTTAAAATATTGGCTAGAACGTGCTAAAAACGTCATGGACGCTGAATCTTTAGTTGATGCACAAGCAATAATTGAAATTGAACGTATCATTCTATTGATGTATGCTGAAATTACAAAAGAATTATTAGCCTTTTATGCAAAATATGCCAAAGATACTGGACTGAGTATTCAAGAAGTTAAGAAAATGGCTGATTCATTTGATGTACTAGCATTTAGTAACAAAGCGAAACAATTTGTTGAGCGTAAAGATTTCAGTGAAGAGGCGAATCAATCGCTCAAACAATACAACTTAACGATGAAAATCTCTAGAGAAAAACTGTTAAAGCAGCAGCTAGATTTGATTGTGAAAGATACTAGTTTAAACCTTCAAAATAAAATTGAGGATAAGCTAAGTGACGCAGTTAATAGAGAAGTAAAGAGACAAGCACATATTCTAGGTGAACATGTTCAAATTGATGACACTGAAGTGAAAGCAGTTGTTAATAGTAATTTCAAAGGTGCTAAATGGTCTACTAGATTATGGAATGATATGGAACTTGTTCAAAAGGAAGTTGAGAGGGTAACAAGTCATGTCGTTATTCGAGGTCGACATCCTAATGAATTTGTTTCTGAGTTTAAAAAGCAAACCAATTCTACTTCTTATAACGCCAGTAGATTGTTAGTAACCGAATCAGCACGTGTACAAACAGAATCACAAAAGATAGCTTATCTTAAAGATTTAGGTGAAGATGGCGAATATAAATATGTTGCCAAAATAGATAGTAAAACATCTAAATTATGTCATTCACTCAACGGAAAAATATTTAAAGTTAAAGATATGATACCAGGTGTGAATGCGCCACCTATGCATCCTTGGTGCAGAAGTACCACAGTGCCATATGTCGGCAATTGGCGATACAAGTTCTTTAAAGAGCGTGAAGGTAAATATCAAGTAGAAGATGACACAACTAAAGATGAATTACAACAAGCTAAAGTATTAGGAAAGAAAATATATATTACTGATCAAGCAATTGATAAAGTCAGATATGTTGATATTCCAACACATACCAAAGAAGAAAATCAATTTATACAAGAACAACATAAAGCCTTGCTTAAAGATGCCAAAGAAAATAATGATAGCAATGAAGTAGCTTATTTATTAAAAGATGGTAAAGTTACAAAAGTATATGGTGATCAAGATAGTGTATCCTTTGTACCAGGGGAAAAAGCAACCGAATTATTATTTAACAGTAAACCGAATTCAATTGTTATGTTACATAACCATCCTGGACAATCAGGATTTTCATTGAATGACTTAAAGATGTTTATTGAAAATAAATCCATCCGAACATTGACTATTGTTACTAACTATAGTGTAGTAAAATATATAAGTAAAACTTCATTATATAATCAGTCTCAAGTTTATAAAATAATGAAAGATATAAAACAATCTATAACTATGAGAAATAATGAAGCGATAGTTGATAATATTCTAAAGCAACTTTATAATAAAAGATATATAAAACGAAAGGACAAATAGGAGTAATACATTATGTCAATTCAACAATTAGATGGTTACATTTCTATAGAAGATTTTTTTAAGCATATGGATGAATTATCGAAGAAAGAAGAATTAGAAAAAGAAATTAATCAATCAAAGTCTAAATATCAATAGCATCCTTTCTACACAGATAAAGAGAAAGTGGTGCTATTTTTATACACTTTTTTTACCTTCCAATGTGAAGGTTATTTTTTATTGTCCAAAACGTGCTGATGACATTTTAAAAGCAAGTATGGAATATCAGTCGACAGACTATAAACGGAGGTATATCTCATGGAAAATAATGAAGGTAATATTACTGATGTAACTCAGAACGAAGAGCAACTAGACAACAGTGATGAACAATCACAACAGAATGAGAAAACATTTTCTCAAGAAGAAGTATCACAATTGATTAAAGAGCGTATAGCTAGAGAACGCAAAAAATCAGATGAACGTATTAAAGATGCGGTTCAAGAAGCTGAGAAGTTAGCTAAAATGAATCGTGATCAGAAAAATCAATATGAATTAGAAAAATTGATTACGGAAAATGAAGAATTAAAGGCAGAAAAGGCTTTGTCACAAATGAAAAGTGAGACACGTTCAATGCTTAAAGAAGCTGGTTTAGAAAAATTTGATGATCAAATAGTCAATTTATTAGTTGATTCGGATGCTGGAGAAACGAAGAAAAATGTAGAGGCTTTTACTGGATTGTTAAATGAAATGGTTCAAGCGAACGTTGAAAGTGTACTTAGACAAAAATCGCCAATAAATACGCAACAAACTGGTATGACCAAAAATCAAATTATGGCTATCAAAGATGATATTGAGCGTCAAAAAGCTATTGCTAATAATTTAAATCTATTCACTTAATTATAGGAGGTATTATAAATGACATCTGAATATAATCTAACTAGAGCAACAGACTTGGGACAAGTAAAGTCGATTGATTTTGCGAACAAGTTTGGTAATAACATTAATAAATTATTGGAAATATTAGGCGTCACGAATAAATTACCAATGAGTGTTGGTACAAATATTAAAATTTATAAGTATGCAATTCAAGAATCTGGAGATGACCAAATCTCAGAAGGTAATGCAGATGTTAAGTACATTTATAAACAATATGATGTTAATG